GGGCCTTGGCGCGGGCGAGGGAATCGATACTTCGCTGGTGGCGACCGGCCCGGTTATCCCGTTTTTCTCCGTGTTTTATTCGACGTACAAGGAAGCGTTCGACGCCGTGGCTGACCTGGCGTCTATGGCGTGGATTATTCGCCCCGACAAGAAATTGGTGTTTTTCGTGCCGGCAGCCTACACCGCACCGGCCAACATCACCATCGCCAACGTCACGTCTATCGAGGCCCGCGAAACACGCGAGGACTACATCAACACCATCGTCGTCCAAGTCTCGAATGCTCTGCGCGACCTCGCGACGAAGAGCTTCACCGGCGACGGCACGACGAAGAGCTGGGAGCTAGACTATCCGGCCAATTCGGTGTCGAAGATACGCGTCAACGACGTCGAAAAGACGCTGGGCATCGACGGTGTCGACACCGGCAAGGATTGGTATTGGCAAGAGGGCAGAGCCACGGTGGCGCAGGACGACACGGCCACGGCTGTCGGCGTCGGCGTCATCATCGAAGTCGACTACGTGGGCGTGGACTCGGTCCTGGTGGGCGCGGCTAACGCTGGGCAGGTAGCAGCGCGGGCCGCCATCGAAAGCAACACTGGAAAGTATGAGCGGTTCATCCAGTCCGCAACGCCGCTCACGAAGGCGGACGCGCAGGCTAAGGCTGACGCTCAAATAGCCAACTCGGCGGCGCTCTCCACCGTGGTCCGCTACACGACCAACGACGTCAAGGAGCCTGCCGCGAAGGGCTTCGAGCCGGGGCAAACGCAGACGATCACCTGCTCGCTGCTCGGCATATCCGGCACGTATCTCATCCGAACCGTGTCAATGTCCGCGTGGCCCGTGCCGGACAATCGCAGCGAGCAGTGGGTGTACAACGTCGAGGCGATCCAGGGGCCGGTGACCGGCGATTATCTGGCGTTTTTCCGGGCGTTAGCAGGCGGCGGGGCCGGTGGTGGCTCGCTTACGGGCTCCTCTGGCGCGACCGGCTCCAGTGGGGATGCTCCGGGTATCCACTACCTGGGCGGCGCTGCCTCGCTGACGCTAGCGCTAGAGAAAGGCCTAACGCAAGAAGTTCTGCTGAATCGCGCCACGACGACGATCGCTAATGCGACGTTTAACGGGGCGCCACCGACACCGGGCCTTCAGTTCACCATCATTATCACCGTTGACGCGACTGCGGGACGCCTCCTGCAATGGGGCGCGCCGTTCCTCGGCACTGGCGGCGTCTCGATTGAGTCAGAGTCTGGCTCGGTCAACATATTCGAGTTTTTGGTCATGCGCGACGGCACTTTCCAGCGGCGAAACACGCCAGCGATAGGAGTCATTTAATGCGAGCATTTCTGCTACTCCTTCCGGTATTGATGTTCGGGCAGACGAAGTTTAATCAGATCCGCATCATTACGAGCATGGACGGCACCGCGCCGGGCCAGATCGAGTTTGACACCTCACGCGCAGACAACAAATCGGTGGTGCTGAAGGCCCCCGCGACGGCGACGGCTGGCTATACTCTCACCCTGCCAATCGCAACGCCTGTGACGACCGGGGACTGCCTAACCGGCACGACGGGCGGCGTGCTGTCGTTTGCATCCTGCGCGGTGGGCGGCTATTGGACTTTGAGCGGGGCTGACATCTATCGGCTCACAGGCCTGGTCGGCATCGGGACATCGACACCCGCGACCGAATCGACCAATGCAAGGCTATCGGTCGTCGGGGCTGCGGCGCAAACGGCGAGCACGCTGGCTACCTCGAACTCGAACGCTGGCTTAACTGTCCGCGGCAATTCGTCGAGCGGTTTTCAGCTTGCCATCGGAGCGACAAGCGTCGACGGATCGCCGTACATTCAGGGAGTGACATTCAACGGAGGCGCGTCGTCTGCTAGCTTAATCTTGCAGGGATACGGAGGCAATGTGGGCATTGGAGCGGCGACCTCACCCGCCTACAAGCTCGCGATTTCCGGGACGCTCAACGCAACCGGCGCGGCGACGCTGGGCAGCACGCTCACCGTCGCCTCGCATATCCTGACGACCTCGGCGTCGGCCTCGGACATCGGGGACGCGACGAACTATTTCCAGACGATCTACGCCGAGAACATCGACGCGGCTCCGGCGGGCATCGCCAACAGTTATCTGCGGGCGCGGAAGTTTGAGCTGTATGACATAAACGGATCGGCGGCGGCGTTCTGGGATCAGCGCGTCAACGCGACCAGCGTCACCAGCGCGTGGACATTGCGCGATAACTCAGGATCGCGAGCGCTTCAGTTCAACCGTCAGGTTGTATCGACTGCGGCTAATTACGTTTCTGTTTTCGGCGAACTCCGGCCCGCCAAACGGGCGACCGTTGACGGTGACGCCGTCAACGATTCGGTGTACCCGGAACTGGGCAATACGACCGACCGATGGGCCAACGTCTGGGCGGCGGCTGGTAGCTTTTCTGGCACGGTTGCCGCCGGAACTTCATTTAGCGCGCCGACTGTTTACGCCACTACGGCGTTGTCGGGCGGGCTCGATGGTGTAACGGTGGTTGGCAGCTCGTCGGTGCGCATGTCGAAACTGTGGTCCTATGACCTCTCGGCGACCGGCACGGTGCAGCTCGGGGCCTCCTCCACGGTCGGTTACGTGTGGAAGGCCACCGATACAGCGGGGACCGGCGGGTGGGCGGCGGACAGCTCCGGGCAGTGGACGACCAGCGGCAGCGATATTTACTACACCACGGGCAACGTGGGCATCGGTACCACGGCCCCGCGCACCACGCTTTCCGTTCTGCAAAGCGGCACGGCCAACACTACCGCTGACACGCTCGGCCCGGCTGTATTCAGTGGGCCGACCGCTGGCGGGTACGCGGCGATGCTTGTGGTCGACTCCAACGACGCTATGGCCGCTAACATAGGCGGCTCGATTGGGTTCTACGGGCGCAACACGACCGCCAGCACGAGTAGCAGCTATTTCGCCTCGATCCACGGCCTCAAAGAAAACGGCACCAGTGGCAACCAAGCGGGCTATCTCGCTTTTAAGGTGCGGACGGCAGGAAACGCCAACCCCGAGGTCGTGCGTATCACCTCAACCGAAAATGTCGGCATCGGGACCACGAGTCCTGGACATAAGCTCGACGTGTTAGGGGCTTCCGCTAAAATATACGCAGGCGGCACGACTACAGACACAACTCTGCACATTGGCAACGCTGACGTTGCATTGCCGGGGCAGGGTGGGTTTTTAACATTTCACGCTTCCGCTGCGACTCCGTACCTTTCGATTAACGCTCTGTCACAAGGCGTTAGCTATCGTAGCGTTGTGATAGTGCCATCAGGCGGCAACGTGGGCATCGGCTTGCCCAACCCCGCGTACAAGCTCGACGTGTCCGGAACGCTAAACGCTACCGGCGCGGCTACGCTAGGCGCGGGGCTTGCGGTGACGGGCAACCTGTCGTTCACCGGCACGCTGAACACGGCTATCAGCACGACTGAGTTAGGTTACCTTGACGGCGTGACCTCGGCAATTCAGACGCAGTTCGGGGCGCGTGCGCTGACCTCGACGACTATCTCTACGACCTCGCCATTGACCGGCGGCGGTGACCTTTCGACCAGTCGAACGTTTGCTTGTGCGACCTGCGTTACGACGGATACGACGCAGACTATAAGCGGCAGCAAGACGTTCTCAGGGGCGCTGACGATGGGCGCGAACTTCTTGGCTAACTCGGCCTCGGCTTGGGATATCGGGAGCGCCACGAACTACTTCCAGACCCTCTACGTTGAGAACATCGACGCGGCTCCCTCTGGCATCGCCAACAGCTACTTGCGAGCGCGGAAGTTTGAGCTGTTCGACATAAACGGATCGGCGGCGGCGTTCTGGGATCAGCGCGTCAACGCAACATCGGTCACCAGCGCGTGGACTCTGCGGGACAACGCTGGTTCGCGTGCATTGCAGTTCTATCGGCAGTTTGCGTCGTCTGCGGCGAATCACGTATCTGTTTTCGGCGAACTCCGGCCCGCCAAACGCGCGACCGTCGACGGTGACGCTGTGAACGACGCGGTATACCCTGAACTCGGCAACACGACCGACCGCTGGGCGAAGGTGTGGGGCGCGACGGCAGACTTCTCAGGCGCAGTCATTGGCAGCTCGTTCAGCGCGCCGACAGTGACCGCTACGACGGCATTTCAGGGAGGGCTTGATGGCGTGACGCCTATCGGTAGCTCGTCCGTAAGGCTATCTAAGGCGTGGACGTATGACCTGTCCGCAACGGGCGTTGTGCAGCTCGGGGCCACCTCCACGGTCGGGTACGTGTGGAAGGCAACCGACACGGCAGGGACCGGCGGGTGGTCGGCGGACTCAGCGGGGCAGTGGACGACCAGCGGCTCGGACATCTATTTCAACACGGGCAAGGTGGGAATCGGGACGACGGCCCCGCGCACCACGCTTTCCGTTCTGCAAAGCGGCACGGCGAACACGACCGCTGATACCCTCGGCCCGGCTGTATTCACTGGGCCGACCGCTGGCGGGTACGCGGCAATGCTTGTGGTCGATAGCAACGATGACATGGCCGCAAACATAGGCGGATCCATCGGATTTTACGGGCGCAACACGACCGCCAGCACGAGTAGCAGCTATTTTGCCTCAATCCATGGCCGCAAGGAGAACGGCACATCTGGGGATCAAGCGGGCTATCTAGCCTTCAAGGTGCGGACGACCGGCAACGCCGACAACGAGGTGATGCGCATCGCCTCAACCGGCAGTGTCGGCATCGGGGTCAGTCCATCCTACAAGCTCGACGTCGCTGGCACGCTGAACGCGACCGGGGCGGCTACGCTGGGGGCAGGGCTTGCGGTGACGGGCAATCTGTCGTTCACAGGCACGCTCAATACGGCTATCAGTACGACCGAACTCGGTTATCTTGACGGCGTGACCTCGGCGATTCAGACGCAGCTTAGTGCGCGTGCGCTGACGTCGACGACAATCTCGACGACCTCGCCATTGACTGGTGGCGGTGACCTGTCGACTAATCGGACGTTTGCCTGTGCGACGTGCGTTACGACCAATACGACGCAGACGATCAGCGGCAGCAAGACGTTTTCTGCAGCAGTCATTGGCAGCAGCTCGTTTACAGCACCGACCGTGAACGCTACGACCGCATTTCAGGGCGGACTTGACGGCGTGACAGTTATCGGCAGCTCGTCGGTGAGGATGGGAAAGGTTAACACGTACGACCTCGACGCGTTTGGAACGGTTAACATCGGCGCTGGCTCATCCGTTGACTTCTCCGGCACGGTCACCACCGGAGGCTCGTCTACCTATTCCGGCACGACCTCATGCGGCTCAGGTCAAGCCGTCAAGACCATAACTGTTTCGCGTGGCTTGGTCACTGCGGTTACCTGCGGCACTCCATAATTTCTATGCGTATCATTATCGCAACCACGACGCTGGCCCTCGCGGGCCTTGCGCAGACTCCGCTCACTGTGGAGGAGAAGCTAGGCATCGAGAATGCCTCGCTGAAACTACAACTCATCGACGCCCAGAAGGCCGAGATCCAGAAGCAGGCCCAGTCGGTATTCGAAGCAGCGTGCAAACGTGCCGGCATTGCCGTCGACGCTTGCCAGTTCGACCAAAAGAACCTGACGGTCTCCAAGGCCCAGCCGCCAAAGGTCGAAGCCGCGAAACCAGAGGCCAAGAAGTGAACTTTAGAAAAGCAATCGTCGAGACGCTGGCTTACCTGACATTGATCGCCGGACTCCTGATTGTCTGGGCCATCTGCGCCAATGCCCAGGCCCCGACGCTCTGCGGTCGCGAGTCTACGGTCGGCAGCGTCCGCGTGTTGATTATCTGCCAGGACTGGCCTGCCATGCGGGCCGCGACCGGCTTCGCTGGATTTCCTGACCTCAAAGGCCAACAGGTTTTTATGCGGTCGACTGATCCGTCCGTAACCGGCTTCCGCGTCAACCTGACTTATCGCAAGGAAGGCGAGACGATCACGGTCACCTTGTTCTCGCCGGTCAACGACAAGTACGACTCCGGCGTCGGCTGGGTGCTTGGCGATGTCGAGATTATCACCGTCCGCGTAATCGAGTTGCGCGACGTGTCGGCGGCGGTCATCCAATGAAATTGATTGCGACTCTGCCGCGCTGGCCTGACCGGGGACGACCCGGCGGGCTGGTGGCGGTGGACGACGACGGCAATACTCTTCACCGCTGCGCCATCCTGGGCAAGTCGGACGGCCTACGAGCGGCCAAGGAGGGCAACCCTAACCGGAAGCCTATCCTGCCCTTTGGTGATACGCCTACGGGCCTGTGGGCGTGCGTTAAGGGGTCCGTAGTGCCTCCATCATCGACGTACGGGGTCAATCCTGTAATCAAGCTCACGCCAGTTTCCGGTGACGCGGTTCTGGCGCTGAAACGTCGCGGCATCTGGCTTCACGGCGGCGCTCCCGGCACGGCCCAAGTGTACGGATACCTCCGGCCTACCTTCGGCTGCCTTCGCGTCGCGGACGACGACATGCAGCAAATCTGGGCGCTTGCGGCTAAGTTTGGCGATCCAGAAACGCTTGAAGTAAAGGAGTCAGTTTGAGCCTTGCATGGACAATTGAGCGCAAGTCGTCGACCTCGGCTGATATCGTTTTCGACGCTACTGGCAAGGCGCAGCGGTTCACCGCTCTGCTTATCTCTGACGAGCACGCCGACAACGCGCACTCGGATCTGGACCTTATCCGCAAGCACCATCAGGAGGCCGTCGACGCAGGCGCTCCGATTTGTAAATTCGGCGACACATTTTGTGCGATGGAAGGCAAATGGGACAAGCGGTCCAGCGAAGCTGCGCTGCGCGTAGAGATGCGCGGCGGGAACTACCTGGACCGGCTGGTCGCTTTTCATGAAGAGCTTTATCGGCCATACGCAGTTAACATCGCCGTTCTGAGCGACGGCAACCACGAAACTTCGATCCTTCGGCATCATCAGACCGACCTACTAGAGCGCCTGACTGGATCGCTGCGGCGCGACAAATCGCCGGTTCTGCATCTGCCGTACACCGGCTTTGTGCGGTTCCGATTTGAGGATGCGTCGAAACACTGCGCATCCAAAACGTTGCACTTCCATCACGGCTACGGGGGCGGCGGCGAGGTCACCCGGGGGCTGATCGACCAATCCAGGACACGGGGACAGTACGTCGCCGACGTCTACTACAGCGGCCATATCCACCGGCGCAACTCTGACGAAAACGTTATCACGTCGCTGGACCATTTTGGGTCTCCGGTAGAGACCCAGCAGCTATTCTTGCGCGGCGGCACGTACAAGCGCGAGGCGCTCGGCGGGAACGGATACCACATCGAGAAGGGCCGCGCTGGTCGGCCTGTAGGCGGATGGTGGTTGCACTTCGACATATCCAGAACCAGCAAAAGCGGCTTACGGTGCGACCTGTCGTACGAAGCCGCGAACTAGCAAGGAGTTATAAAATGACCTGGAATTGGTTAAAGAAAGTAGGACGCGGGGCTCAGGCCATCGCGCCGATTGCGCTGATGTTTGTGCCGGCTCCGTTCCAGCCTATCGCCTCGACCGTATGGCGTGCCATCGCCAAGGCCGAAGCCGATCTAGGTGACAAGCGCGGCCCGGAGAAGCTAGCGGCGGCGCTGGAAACGCTGTCGTTCTCGGCTCCGTTGATCGTTTCCGAAATGGAGCGACTGACCGGCAAGGACGTTGTCGACGAAGAATCGATGAGGCGAGCTATCGAGAAGATGGCCGAGTTTCAGGTGCTTGTGACTAAAGCCTTTGGGGGCAAGCCTACGCTATGACGCCCTCGTCTAAAAAGCTGATTGCCGGTCTGCCCGGCATGTTCGTCGGAGTGTGGCTGTCTATGAGCATAGCTCTACAATCACTGCTGATTTTGCAGGGAATCGACTTCTTGACCGGATTCCTGGTGGCGTGGTCAACCGGCTCGGTCTCGTCGGATGTGTCGCGCCGGGGATTCGTAAAAAAGGCCGTCGCGTTGCTTTTAGTGGCAGCTATCAACGCGTTCACGTATTCTCATCCCGTCGGATTCGACCTGGCCGCGATGATGGCGACGTGGTTTTGCGCGACAGAGCTGATATCTATCGCCGAAAACGCGGGCCGCGCCGGATGGCCCTTGCCGCGGTTTTTGACCGATGCGCTGGCAAAGTTAAGCGACCAAAACGGAGGAACGAAATGAAGCACATCATCCTATCGCTAGCTGCGGCCTGCGGACTGTACGGGCAAGCGCAGACGATTACCGACACCCTAACGACCCCGCTGGGCGGCACGTTTAACGGGACCATCACGGTTACGCTGAACAGCCCAGGCAAGGCGCAGCCGCTCTACTATTCCTCGACGACGCTGACCGGCGCAAGTCAGACATTTACGATCACGAGCGGCGTGGTGTCGATGAGCCTGTACGCCAACTCCACCATCGTCCCGGCTGGCACAAGCTACACGGCGCGGTACGTTCCGTCGACAGGATCTCCGTATTCCGAGACGTGGGTAGTGCCGGTGGGCGCGACTACGATCCGGCAGCTACGGTCGACGACCGTGCCGACGCCATCGGTTATGTTTACGCTGGCGCAGATCGGTCAAGGCGGCGCGACTACCGGGCAGTTCCTGCTGTGGAACGGCTCCACGTGGGCCGCTAGCGCCTTGGTTCAGGCGCTAGCTACTCCAGCCACCTCATCCTCGACCGGCGTCCAAGGGACGATTGTGTGGGATGCAAATTACATCTACATCGCAACCGCCACGAACACTTGGAAGCGCGTCGCGATCACGACTTGGTAAAACACATGAAGACTTTTTTATTCCTCACTTTCGCGGGCCTCGGCCTCGCGCAAAATAGCATCGTCATCAACGTCGTAAAAGAGGGCGTGAAAACGTCTTCGAAGGTATCCGGCCCTGCCGCTGCAGCCGGCATCGAGGTGCTGGAGAAGTTTATGGCTACGCAAAAGGTTTGCGTCGTCACTCCGGGCAAACCGGCGGAGTTCGACACGGAAAACAATTTGATCGCTCCGGGCGTTGCGCGGTCGGTATCCTGCACGCCCAAATTCGCCGACGTCTCAGAGTTCGTTAAAGAAATCTTGATAGACAAGACCGAGCAGTTAGCGTCTCAGTTTCCCTCGGCGGCTCTGGCGGCAGATGTGGCGCAGGCAAAGGCTGCCCAGGATGTCGTCGACTCCAAGCGAAAGGCGCTATTCGACGCGGCACGGGCCGAGAAGCCATAGCCGCCACCTTCCGCTATTCCTGTAGTTTAGACTACTGCCCCTCGCTCACGCGGGGGGCTTTTTTTATTCCCAAAATAATTCTGGACATTATTCCGTTTTGCGGTAGGATTTATCCATGACCGCAACAAACGATTTGACAAAACAGCCGGTTAGGGTCCATTCCGACATCCACCGGGCGCTCAAGGTGCTGGCCGCTCACAGCGGTGTATCGATGTCGGCGCTAGCCGAGCAAGCAATAAAGTCCATGCTGGATCGGGTCGGCAAATGACTTGGCTAGATGTCCACCTGACGATTTTGGCCTACGTGACGCTAATTATTATCTGCGCCGCGTGGTTGAGGCGGCCATGAGCATTATCCGCTGGCTGAACTCCAACGCCGAGGCGATTGTATTAGCCTCGGTTATGGGCATCTGTTGGTTTTTGGCGGTTCTGGCGTGAGGTCCAAACGGACCAAATAACTCCAAAGGAGTTATCTCTTTAGCCGGATTGGTTCGCCGCGTGGAAACGGTGCATCGAGGCGCGAGCGCTACGGCGCTTGGGCTTGGGGGCATCCCCGACAGGGCAGATTTATTTCTGACTATTACAAACTAGAAAGGACTGACGCGAACAAAAACAAGGAGGCCAACGCCCTTGAACGAGCAAGCCGACGGGCACGTTGGAATTAAAAAGGAGAACATGAGTACACAGATGATCGTTGCCGGATCGCAACCGGTGCAGGTTTCCAAAGCGCAGCTTGAGCTGCTAAAACAGACCATCGCGAAGGGCTGCTCGGATATTGAGTTTGCCCTGCTAGTAGAGCTTTGCCGGGCGAAGAAGCTCGACCCATTCGCGAAGCACATCCAGCCGGTGAAGCGGTGGGACCCGGAGACCCAGACCATGGGGGTCACGTTTCAGACCGGGATTGACGGCTTCCGGTTACTAGCCGAGCGCAGCGGCCTGTACCGGGGCCAGGACGGCCCGTATTGGTGCGGCGAGGACGGCGTTTGGTTTGACGTGTGGACCAAGCCGACGGCTCCGACAGCGGCCAAGGTTGGCGTCTTTCGAGCTGGCTTTGACCGGCCCATATACGCTGTGGCCCACTACAGCGAATATGTGCAGACGCGGAAAGGCGGCGAGCCCAACGTCATGTGGGCTAAAATGGCCTGCAACCAACTCGCGAAGTGCGCCGAGGCGCTGGCCATTAGAAAGTGCTTTCCTGAGGATCTGGCGGGCCTCTACACGCCCGATGAGATGAGGCAGGCGGATCTACCTCCGATGCAACGCGAGCCCGCCCACACGGTCGAGGCGCACGTAGCCCCGGTGAAAGAGCGGCCGTGGACCTCCAAGAAAAACATGGTTGCGATGTTCGACGAGATCGCAGGCCGCATGCCTAACCGGGCAGATTTCTTGGCCATTCTGTCCATGTGGGACGTGACCGACGCCGCAGGGTTTAAGTCTGGCGACGACGCGCACGAATGCTACCTGAAACTGCTGGAGGCCATCGGTGGCTAACATATTTGATATCGAGACAGACCTCCAGGCGCTGGTCGAGTGCGCCGAAACGATCACGCCGGAGCAGGCAGACGAATACCGGCTGGCGTTGGAGCTTGCGCTGCGGATGTCGGTCAAGAAGCGGCAAAACGTCGGGCAGTTTATCTTGCATTGCGATTCTCACGAAGCCGCGTGTGATCGCGAGATCGACCGGCTCAAGGCGCTGAAAAAGCAGTACTCTTCGGCGCGGGAGCGGATCGAGGACTTCGTTATCAGGACTGTGCTGATTATCGGGCCAGACGACAAAGGCAAGCTCAAGGCGCTCGAAGGCGAGACGGTAAAGCTGGTCGTTAAGTCCACGCCCGACGCGGTAATCATCGACAACGAAGCCCTTATCGGAAGCGAGTTCCAAACAGTGACCGTAACGATGGCTGCCGATGTTTGGCAAGCGTTGATCGACGACCTGAGCGAGAACGCAATTGGCCAAACTGCCGGCCAATGCAAAGAGACACGGACGGCAAACAAAACGGCCATCCGAAACGCAATCAAACAGGGCCGAGAGGTCCGTGGCGCAGCACTGCGCGGCGGCTACCGGCTGGAGGTTCGATAGATGCCATACATGTCAAAAGCGACGATCATGGGCCACCTAGGCCGAGATGCAGAAGCGAAACAGGTAGGCGCGAAGACGGTCACGTCCTTTTCGATTGCCGTATCGGACGGGACTAAAGACAAGCCTCACTCGTCTTGGTTCGATGTCGAAGCTTGGGATCTACCCGACTGGCTGGCGGCGGGTCTGACCAAAGGCGCTCTGGTTTTGGCCGATGGTCGGTTGAAGATCGAAGAGTGGGAAAAGGACGGTCAAAAGCGGTCAAAGACTAAGCTGGTCGCCGACAGCTACGGCGGCGTGAAGACGTTCGAAAAGCGCTCCGACGATAGCGTGGTCAGCCGCCCAAAGGCATCGGGCGCAAGGAATACGGATGACGAAAACGTGCCATTCTGATCCGCAGGTTAGCATAATTGACAGCGGCGGTGAAATGGTAACGGTTGTACTGACTTATCCGGGCGGCGTCGAGGTCGCCCGGAAGGTACGGTCAGAACAGGCCGAAGGTCAGAAATGCAGAGACCTGATAGCCGCAATGCGGCGACGGGCCGAACAGTAGTCAAAAGGGAGAAAGATGCAGATTTTAGTGTACGGAACAGTCATGGGAGTTATTGGCGCGGCCTGCTGGTCGGCGCTGTGGCTCCAAAACAATAGCCGAGCAAGAGGCTATCGAATGCTGGCGGCGTGGGCGCTGTCCAACGCTGACGCGCACGATACGCGGGTCCAGCGCCGGGCGGAGTATATGGAGGAGGCGGGATGAATCCCAGCAAAGACCAGCAACGCGCCACCGTTGCGGAGCGGGAACGCGAGGCCGTGGCTGTCATCGTGGCGGCGTTGCGGCGGGACGCTGAGCGGTGGAAATGGGCCAAGGAGCACCCGCGAATCGCTGTAGGCGTATTTGACCTTGAGTGGATGCAACGGCGCGATTTCGACGCTGCCATTGACGCCGAGATGCAGCAGGCGGGCGCAATCAAGCCTTGCCCGAACTGCAAGCCGTGCGTGTTTCAGTGCCGGAACGGCAAGTGGGAACTGAATGGCCAGGCGCACGACTGCTACGGGTGCGACGGGTCAGGGATTGATGAGAAGTGCGAGGAGCATTGGGAGAAGTACGCGTGACTATCAACCACTGCCGATCTGAGCAGCTCCGATGCGCTGCCGAATTCCACGATGCCGGGGCGCGGCTGGGGTTACACGACTGGTTCGCGGAGGAGTTTTTGATGGAGATAGAGAATCACATGATCGCACCCGGGCCCGACCACCCGGCCTACGCCGAGGAGCGGGAAGATGACGGCGACCGCGAGGACCGGATTTATGAGGCGTGGAAGGATCAGGAGGACAAAACCGATGACTGAAAGGCTGTGCAAAAAGTGCAACAAGCCGCAGGGAGGCTACAAGAACGGAGGAAATATGTGCCGTCTATGCTACAACGCATACTGTCTAGAGAAAATCAGGATTAGGCGCGGCACGCCACCGGAAAAGTTTAAACTGACCGGGCCAAATCGCCCTCACCCGCTAGGCACCTGCTACGACTGCGGCGGTGAGCTTCGGGGTCTGTCTCGCTGCTCTCCGTGCCAGACCGTTTTTGCAAGAAGATATTATCCAAGGGCGACCAAATGCCGCGTTTGCGGATTGGATCGAGAGGAGGGTTCACGCCTGGCGCTTTGCCTTATGTGCCGAAGGGCCGAACAGGCGGCGCGGGATGCCTTGCGCGGTGATCGCGCTGAGGAGCGCAAGGAAAAAGCTATTGAGGCAAGGCGCAGAAGAAACAAGCTGAAATCGGGTTCTAAGGTTGCGCCGCCGGTAGTCTACGTCGGCAAGCGTGTCGAGGAAGCCGCCAGCGCATCGCCGATTATAATAGGACCGGAAGCATTCACTGCGGCAGTCGTCGTCGTGGTGGGCGGTGTAAGGGTCACCAAGTGTCCTCCTACTCCAGATGCGGATTGGGCCGAGAGAACAGCCGGACGTCGGGCGGCGGTGGCGGGATGGTGAACGCCACACAGCAAGAGCGTCCAGCCGTTGGCTCTGTACATCATATCGTCTGGCATCCGGTCAACGGAGACATATCACGATCAAGCGTCATGGCTCGCGTAGTCGTGATATCGGAGCAGTTCGCCTACGTCCAGCCGGGCGGTATGGGCGTGCTACAGGTCACGTGGGGCGAATGGTCACGGATGGTGGGACAGGTGTCGGAGTGAAGTCTAAAAAAGCAGAATCAGTAGTTATGACCGAACAGTACAAGCGCGAAAACGCTGTCTGCGCGACGGTCATAATAAAAAATCCGGTCGCCTACCCTGTCGGCTCTGAAATGGAGCGGTGGGCCCGGTTGGTGTTGGCGTAGGAATCAGAGGAGAAGACAGATGGCAAAAGCAGAAGAACAACAACTATTATTTGAGAACCCACCCGGCTGGACGGAGCACTGGGGCGGTATGCCGGAATTTAACCAAAAAGACTTGGAGCCGGACAAGTCAATACTTGTTCACTTCAAAAACACAGAAGACAGGAAACTGTTTTCCGATCTTATCGGGCAGAAAGTCACCGCTGAAACAAGGTCTATTTGGTACCCAAAGGCTGAGATCGGCAGAATGATGAACAAGAGGTTCCTGTCGAAAGATTCTATCGTGTCTCGATATCCGATATTCGTGATATCTAAGGGCCGGTGGGAGTCCAGGAGGACCGTGAAGGCTCTAGAGAAGATTGGAATGCCTTACCACGTGGTGGTCGAGCCGCAGGAATACTACGAGTATGCGGCGGTCATCGACCCGGCCAAGATCCTAACACTGCCATTCTCTAATCTTGGACAAGGCTCGATACCGGCCCGCAATTGGGTATGGGAATTTTCCAAGGAATGCGGAGCCAGTAGGCATTGGATTCTAGACGATAACATTGGCGGATTCTATCGAGTCTTTAACAACATCAAGACTCCTGAGCTAACCGGAGCTTCATTTGCGGCCATCGAGGATTTCGTCGACCGTTACGAAAACGTCGGGATATCCGGCATGAACTACTTTATGTTTGCGCCTCGCAAGAGCGTGTTTCGTCCTGTGACTTTGAACACGAGGATCTATTCCTGTATTCTGATCGACAACGAACTGCCGTATCGCTGGAGAGGCCGGTACAACGAAGACACAGATCTATCAATTCGGGCACTTAAAGACGGGTGGTGCACCGCATTATTCAATGCTTTTTTAATTGAAAAGTCGACTACGATGACCATGAAGGGCGGAAACTCTGACGAGCTATACAAGGACGACGGACGCCTAAAAATGGCAGAGTCACTGCGTGATCAGCACCCTGACATCGTGAAAGTAACAGAAAAGTGGGGTCGCCCGCAGCACCACGTGGATTATTCAGGCTTTAAGAAAAACAAATTAATCTTGAGGCCAGGCGTCGTTATACCGGAAGGCTCGAACGATTACGGGATGGAGCTGTTTGACGATGAGCTTCAATTGCTTGATCAGGAAACGGTTGTAAAGTCATGATTAATAAAGCGATCACAGAACAAAAGCCGAAGCCTGTGTCGTCCGAAAACGATGTGGAAGCGCAAATCGTGCTTTTCCTCATCGAGAATAATTGGATTGTTAGACGTCAGCACAGCGGGTTGTTTCGGACTCCGGACGGGAAGCCAATCCGCATCGGCGAGCCAGGCATGTGCGACTGGTCGGCCATGCGTTCAAGCCAGCGTCAAGACGTCTGGATGGAGAACAAGGTCGAGTATTTGGAAGTAGAAGTTAAGCGGCCCGGCGGCAAGCTGAAGCCGGCACAGCGGGAATATATCGCAAAGCGTATCCACCAAAAGATAGCGGCGACGTCCGCAGATTCGCTTGAATCGTTCCAGGATTGGTACAAGATGATGAGGTTTGCTTCATGAAAGAAAAGCAGGAATCACTATTTGACAACCCCCCAGCATGGACCGAGCAATGGGATGGCATGCCGGAGTTCAACCAAAAAAATGAACTACCGTATGATGCTATTAATGTGCAATTCAAGAACGCCGAGGATCGCCGGCAGTTTCTTTTATTCCTTGGGGAAAATCCGGCTCGCAGGAAGTCAATCTGGTATCCATCGTTAGGGTACTCTCAAATGAGCAAGCGATCAACTGAAGCCACCACTGTTGAGGCAAATAAGTACCCTGTCTTTGTAATTTCAAAAGGCAGGTGGGAGTCGAGGCACACTGCAAAGTCTCTTGAAAAGCTAGGCATACCGTTTCATATTGTGGTAGAGCCGCAGGAATACTACGAGTATGCGGCGGTCATCGACCCGGCCAAGATACTAACACTACCCTTCTCTAATCTTGGGCAGGGCTCGATTCCGGCCCGGAACTGGGTATGGGAGTTTGCGAAAGAATGCGGAGCTTCAAGGCACTGGATTTTAGATGATAACATTGATGGATTTTATTGCCTAAACAATAACGAAAAGGCAAAGGTAATAGATCGCAATCCGTTCCTCGACGCTGAATCCATATCTGATCGTTATGAAAACGTAGCTATATCTGGATTAAATTACGAGTTTTTTGCGATGAGACGGGCCAAGGTGCCTCCTTTTTACCTTAACACGCGTGTATACTCCTGCATCCTAATTAATAACGCTATAGGCTACCGCTGGCGTGGACGATACAATGAAGACACTGATTTGTGTATCAGAGCCCTTAAAGACGGATGGTGTACGATCTTGTTGAACTACATGCTCGCAAAGAAGCTGCCGACGATGACAGTCAAAGGCGGCAACACCGACGAGCTATACGCCGACGATGGCCGTCTCAAGATGGCGCAGTCGCTCCAGGACCAGCACCCGGATATCGTCAAGATAACCGAAAAGTGGGGAAGGTTTCAGCATCACGTAGACTATACCGGATTCAAGAAAAACAAGTTGAAGCTACGGGGTGGCGCATGATCCAGACCCTCCGCCCCTACCAATCCACAGCCCTCGACGAAACCAGCCAAGCCTTCCGCTCTCATCGCCGCGTGCTCCTCGTCGCGCCTACCGGAGCCGGAAAGACTACCATTGCAGCCGAGATCATCCGCAGATCAGTAGAGCGCGGGAAGCGTCTTGTGTTCCTTGCGCATCGCAAGGAGCTGATCGAACAATGTTCCACCCGGCTCGACCAATTTGGCATCGACCACGGCGTCATAATGGCGGATCACCGGCGCGACCGGCCACACCTGCCGGTTCAGGTTGCGAGCGTCCAGACGCTGATCAACCGTGATCTCGACGCTCCGCCGAACTTGATTATCATCGACGAGACGCACCGCTGCACCTCGGCTAGCTATCAGACAGTCATTAACAACTGCGGCAACCCATACGTCCTTGGGCTGACGGCGACCCCGATCCGTGCGGACGGCAAAGGGCTCGCTTCGCAGTTCGACGCCATGGTCCAGTGCCCGACCGTAGCAGAGTTGACGGCGCTTGGGTATCTAGTGCCGGCCATCTCCTACGCTGGAAAGCGGATCGACCTGTCCGGCGTGCGGATATCAGGCGGAGACTACGACCGCGACCAGTTGGCCGATTGGATGAACAAACCGCACTTGATCGGCGACTGCGTTAAGGAGTGGCGCAGGCTGGCAGATGGCCGTTCAACGATGCTATTCGCCGCAGGCGTCGCGCATTCCAAAGCCATCGTCGAATCGTTCTTGGCGGCAGGCGTCAGAGCGGCGCACCTGGACGGGACGACGCCGAAGGCGGAGCGCTCCAGTATCCTGGCACGGCTTGCCGATGGCAGCCTGACACTGGTCAGCAACGCGATGGTGTTGACCGAAGGCGTAGACGTGCCCCGCGTCGATTGTATCGTCCTGGCGCGGCCTACCAAGTCGGCGGGCCTCTATCTACAGATGGCGGGCCGGGGGCTGCGGACGTTTCCGGGCAAATCAAACCTGCTGCTGCTCGATCACGGCAACTGCATACGGGAATGCGGGTTAATATCGCAGGACCGAAACTGGCAGCTCCTGCCGGACGCTATCGGTAAGCGCGGGAAGTCGGTCAGCTACTCCGAGACGTTTAAGGTCTGCCCGGACTGCGGCAAGGTGACAGAGCTGACCGAACTTGAGTGCGAGTGCGGTTATCGGTTTGCGCCACGCGGCAAGCAGAAGCAATTGAAGGTCTACAACGGCCAGCTCGAGCTCATCGAGGAAAAGCAGGTCCGTGTCTACTCTGAAGAGCAGCGCAAGGCGAAGTATTTCCGGCTGCTGGTTGAACAGCACACCGAAGTAAAACAGGACGGCTCACCATTCTCAAAAGGGTATGCGTTCGTCAAATATGAAGCCTTGTTCAAGCAGAGGCCGGAGTCGCTCTGGAGGGAAGAATGGAACATTAACACTGGAGGGCTCCGGTTGGAGTATGCGGACCGGTGGGCGCGGTGGAACGAAGGGGTGAGCCATAACCATGCAGAAATTCCGGCATCGGGGCAGGCCGCTCATGTCTAGACTACTCGACTCCGCACTCCACTACGCTCGACGCGGCTGGCCGGTTCATCCGCTCCGGCCCGCCGACAAGATCCCAGCCACGACGCACGGCTGCAAGGACGCCACGATCGACGAATCCATCATACGGTCATGGTGGAAACAAAACCCGAACTACAATATCGGCCTCGCTACCGGAAACGGCTGGTTCGCGCTCGACGTCGACTCAGGCAAGCACTCGGACGCCGCCGAGTGGCTCGAATCAGCAGAGCTGCCGGATACCATCACGCAGGTGACCGGAACCGGTGGACGGCATTTCCTGTTCCAGCTGCCGGCAGACTTCTTGATCGGAAACTCATCCGGTCGGCTACCGCCTCATATCGACGTCAGGGGTGCTGGCGGCTACATCGTCGCCGCGCCGTCCGTTCATCCGCAGACGCGCCACGAGTACGCATGGGACGCCGTAGAGGATTTACCTACCACGGAGGCGGCGACGGCTCCTGAGTGGCTTCTAGACCTCATACGGCCTACTCCTGCGAACTATTCCGGCTTTGAAATACCCTCCGTGATCGCCGAAGGCGGTCGAGACAATACTCTGTACAAGGCCGGGTGTTCGTTCCGGTCGAAATTCTCGGCCAGCGACGATGAGGTCAGGACCATGTTGGATGGCCTCAACCTCAGGTGCGTTCCTCCGCTTCCAGACCGTGACCTCGACAGGATCGCCAAATCAGTCTGCAAGCATTCGCCCGGAGTATCGCCACAATTCGCCCGCCCGTCGCCGAACACAATTGAACCGGCGTACACGGCTACCGAGGAGGAGGTTCCGGCGCGGCTCAAGCCTCAGGCCCTCGGTGAGCGCCTCAAGCTCAAATACCAATTCCTCAACAACGGTGGCGTGTTGTATCAGTACACCGGGACGCATTGGGCGCAGATCGACAGCGGCTCTATCCGCAAGCTCGCGTGGGATATCGAGCCCAAGCATACCGACCGGAAGCGGCGCGGTGAGATCGCTGATCACGTCGTAGACTCCTGCCGGCGGGATGACATCGAGTGGCGGAACCTGGAGAAATACGAGGTGCCGCTATCAAACGGAGTGATCGACGTCAGGTCAATGTCAATGCGTAGTCACCGGGCTGAAGATTATCTACAGACGTGCATCCCGCACAGCTTCGACTCTCAGGCCGATTGCTCGACGTGGCAGGAGTGCCTAGACACGTATTTCAGCGGCGACTCGGACGGCGAGGCGAAAAAAGAAGCACTTCAAGAGTTCTTCGGCTATTGCCTGATGCCTCACGCGACGTACAAAAAAGCCCTGCTCTGCAAGGGCGAGTCGGATTGCGGGAAGTCTACAATCCCGTTCCTGCTCCGTGTCCTGGTCGGTCATAAGAACGCCTGCGCGATATCGGTCGAGGACATGGACGATTCGCGGAAGCGGGCTCCGCTGCGCGGCAAACTCGTCAACCTTTTGACCGAGCTTACAAGCGACGCCATGATCGCTGACGGAGGCTTCAAGACTCTTGTCTCGACCGAGGAGCCGATTCAGTTTGATGAGAAGTTCCTGCCGCCGGTCATGGACGTGCCAATCGCTAAACACGTTATCGTCACCAACACGCTTCCGACAATCAACGACAGGAGCCGGGGCACGTTTAACCGACTGCTCCTTATCTCGTTCAACCACGTGATCCCTCTGGCGCAGCAGGACCGTGCCATTTGGGACAAGCTCCGCGAAGAGATCGGAGGAATACTGCACTGGGCGCTCTACGGCGCGCAGCGGCTATACCACAGCGGCGGCACGTTCACCTGCGTCGGAAGGGCCGAGGTCGAGGAATATCGGTCGAATCAGAATCCGATAGTCGAGTGGATCGAGGAGGCCTGCGAGGTCGACGCCGAAGGCAGGGCAGCGTTGCCGGATATGCGCGAGAGGTTCGCGAAGTGGTACGGCAAATCAGTCAGCCCTCAGTGGTTCGCTAATCTTCTCAGATCAGCCGGTTACGAGGTCACCGCTTCTCCGGTTCACTTTCCGGGCAGGAAAGCGAGGGCGGCTATCGGCCTCAGGCTGCTCTGATCATCAACATAAATTAACCAAAGCCCTCTCCAAGAGGGCTTTTTTGCGTTTGCGTGGAACGCTGGAACGCTGGAACGCTACATTTGCATTTCATTAACCAACTACAAATACTTTCACTCTTGTTTTCTCTTATTTATACTTTCTAGCGTTCCAAGAGAAATAAGTATAATAGAATGAAGAGCTTGCGGAGGTACGCTGGACCCAAAGGTCCAGCGTTCAGCTGGCACGTACTAGCGTTCCAGTCGATGCCCGTGGTGACGTTTCCGTAAAATATGACCGCTACTACCTGGACCCTAACGCAAAACGCGCCACGGGCCGTTTCCGGTCCAATGGCGCGGTATTGTGGGTGATGGCGGTGGCTAGTATTTTTTATACAGCCACCAACCGGCTCCAGCGGCGCAGAATGCGAGCAGCCAGTCGCCGAGCATGAGGCCGATGATCAGGCCGACGAGGACCAGGAGGCCGGGGATCATGCTTGCTCCAGTTGGCATCCGACGCCGGTCGTGCCGTGATCGTACGACGCGACGACCTTGAAACGCGTTCTTATCTTGAAAACCATTGCCATAGGTCGGCCTTGAACGGCGTTGAACTCCTCGGCTATTTTGTCGGCTTCTTTTTGTGTTTTGTACGTCATTATTTGACCACCGTGGCGTAGAGCTTGCCGTCGCGGTCAGACTCAACGGTAATGATCGCTGGAATTTTTGAATCTTTGCAGTTTTGCTTCGTAAAGTTTACCATCTGGATCCAGTTCAAAGCCGGAACTTTAAACTGGCTTATAATCTTGCCTCCTGAATTTACCGTGATCGTGTGGGTTGCGCGTGTGATGTTCATACTCATAATCTACCGTAAGCGCTTATGGTATGCAAGCGGTATTTGCACTTTTCTTTTTATTAGCCCATCTTTTTTCCGCCGCCGCCTTGCCGGCCTCCGACCGCTGCGCCGGAGTGAGCGCCGAGAAGCCCTTCGGCGTCTTCACCTTGCCCCCTTTGCGACCCAGCACGGCGGCTGCCTCCGAGGGCGTCACGCTTTCACCTTCTGAGCGGCGTCGATAGCCGCTTCATACGCGGCCTGGGCGGCGCGGTCCAGGGTCGCTTCCCAGAGGTAGCGACAAGCTCCGGGCGGAACGTATCCGCTCCACTGGCCTCTCGCCCACTCTGCCGGCTTGGCGCGGTAACCGCTCTTTACGGCTTCCAGCATAAGCTCTGCTTCTAGCTGGCCCCAGGCTGCGCCGCGCTGGGCGAGGGTCACGCTTGCACCGCCCAGGAGCTTTTCCGGTACGCTGCATTTTGGGCGGGAGTCGGGTTGGTCACCCCGAAGCGGTAATCACTAATCACCGTCCAACCGTGGCCAATCAGGACCGCTTTCGACAAAGCGTATCCGTATCGGCTATTCAGCTTTTCAGCTACCTGTTCTGCTCTTTCTTGACTTGCGTAGATCATCTTGTTTATCCTCTGTGGCTGTTGCCGACGCCTTGCGGCGTTTCGTCCGGGCCAGGGACTCATCAGGGCGGGGGAGTTAGCTCTGATGCCAAAATTTAGCCGTAAAGTTAGCAATAAACTTTTCGCGGTCTGCCCGATTGTTGAACTCTGCGTTTGGTTGGCGAAACTCATAGTACGGAGAGCCGCTATCGCTGGTGCAGCGTACTTGGGGGGTCGCTATGAACTTTTCACCCCACTGGGATAGCGTCCAGCGGTATCCGTCTTTTGCTTTTTTGTAGGTTCTGTGATCTTGCATTTTGTTTCTCCTGGGCGTCCGGTGTCTCCGGCGCGCTGTCTACTCCCTAAGATTACCGTAACCGCTTATGGTATGCAAGCGGTATTTGCATTTTTTTTTGCGCTCAATACCGCTTAGCCGGGTGATGGTCGATTACACCTGCTCTGCCCGAAGCGCATAGCCGCCATCGTCTTCCCATCCCGATGCGTCGCAGTTACGGCCCCGGAACGAGTATCCGGCTGCGACGAGGCTCGCGGCGATGCCTTGGGTAGCGGGTCTGGCTTTTTTACCCTCAGGCCCCATTCCAATCAGCCCGAAGCCCTGAGGCCACAACACGCGGCCTAGGTTGTAAACGACAGCGTGGTTTACGTCCATGCCGCAGCCGCTGACTCGGATGCACTCGCGTCGGCTATCCCAGGAATTTCCGCAGACTGAGGCGATCCGCCACGACAGCCACTCCTTCTGGACCTTCCCGTCGACGCAATAGAAGCGGTAAACGTCGATACTCCGCGACATCCCGGAGGCGGCGACGTTGCGAACGATACAGTGTAATGTATCGCCGGGGCTCAGTGATGCTCTCAGGTCGGCGAGGAAACCGGCTTTGATCTCTTTCGTAATCTTCTGCATAATCGTAATCCTAATCCTTGTTGGCTGTTGCCGACGCCTCACGGCGTTTCGTCCCAGGCCGGGGACTCATCAGGGCGGGGGCGAGGTTAGCCTTCGAGGGCGGCCTCGTAGGCGGCCTGGAAAAGGGCGGGGGCCCCGAGGTCGGGCTGCGGTAGCTCGTCGCTACGGAGGCCCTTGCGCCAGCCCCGTTTGCGGGCCGCCAAGTCCTGGTTGTTCCAGCGATCTATGATAAATTCGTAGGCTGCGTCGGTTCCGATCTCGAGGCCGGGCTCTTCAGCAATCTCGTTTTTGGTTATCGCGGCGGCCTCGAGGGCGGCTTGGGTAATGGCCAGAATTGTTTCGCTCGTCATATCGGTCTCCTTGGGGGTGGGGTGGTGCTGCGCTGTCGCGCAGGGCTGTTCGCCTACGGCACCGTGGTGGTACCGTTTCGGCCCGGGCCGGGGGCCTCGTCAGGGCGGGGGCGAGGTTAGGCGTCGACCGTTACGGTGTCGCAGCCCAGGCTTTTTGCTTCGCGCATCGCGGCCCGTTTGGCGTCCGAATAATTTGCGGTAATTGAAAATCCCGTCCAGGCTCCTTGCCGGCCTAGGGAAAAGGACCAGAGTCCGTAACCTTGCGGACGTTGGCCGTGATTGAACTTGTACTCGTCTGCGCTGGATTGATCGAATGAGGTATTCATGTTCTTGGTCTCCTTAGGGCTGCTTTCGCCTCTGCCCTACTCCTTAAATATACCGTAACCGCTTATGGTATGCAACAACAAAATGCAGCAATGGAGAAAATAAATCCACGTTTATAGAGGATCATCTGGTATATCCTGGAGTTGTCCTCCGAGTGCCTGGGATCTCGCTAAACAAGTCCAGCCGACCGCGTGGCAATGCAGTCCGTGCCACGCACCATTTGCCTCCCTGCGTCTCTTCTCCTCCTATGACTCCTCTCGCCACCTTCTTGTCCGCTTCGTGCTCGACATCCGAGGTACGACACGCGGGTGGCGGACTCTTCAGGAGGGCGTCAGAGAGCGAGATGATGACGATGCTGGCGATGCGGTCGATCACGCCGAAGTTCAAAGCGAACGGAGAGGTGGCGTATTGGGCCATGTGCGCTCCGGTGGCGCGGGTTCGATTCGCGCTCAAGGCTCAACGCGGACGGCTCGATGCTGAGGCTAACCACACCGTTCAACGCGGCGTGACAGGGTTCGCACACGTGATGCGGATCTGCCAATCGTATGGTCACGCGTAACATAGGCGGTCGCTTCTTGGCGTACTCGCGAGGGATAAGGAGCAGCCTTGACGGCTGCCTGTCTTGCCGGTGGGTAGACTGGGCGGCTATTGACCATCACCATGCGCGTATCGCGTACCGGCTCAACTTTAGACCCTATGCCAACCGCCCCGCCCAAGTGGTGCAACCGCTGCCGGATCGCCCACGCTGAAGCCTGCCAGCCAACGAAGCTAGCCAACTGGCTCCACTCAGACCACCACCGAGGGACCGCCGCTCAACGCGGCTATGACCACCGGTGGGCCAAGCTCCGCACCGCCTTCATCGGAGGCCATACGCTATGCGCTCATTGCCTGATTCAAGATCGAGTGAGCCTAGCTGCGGAGGTAGATCATATACGACCGCTGG